TGTTAAACAAGTTAGCAAGCTCCATGCGTATAGATTCGGGAGAGCTATCCCACGAAAGTACGCTCATAGAAGCGCCATTCTTTCCTGTGTAAACTCTACCTTGTTCACCCTTATCGGCGAAACCGCTAATCTCACCGCTCACAAAGTAAGACGGAGAGCCGAAATAGTCGTTAGTATCACCCCAGTTTGACATCAGCTCCTCAATGCGCTCAATACAAGGTTGCACACGATTCCATACAGTTTCCTCTTGGCGATAGTAGATGACAGGTATCTTTGTGAAGCCGTGCTTCTTAGGTGCACCAACGAGTTGCATCATACTATTGGTAGTGTCCTTATACTGATAGACAAGCGTTTCGGTGTACACATCAAAGTGACGCTCTGTTAAGCCTAATTCATCTGTTACAGTATAGGCACGAGCGAAGCCATCCATTTTGTCGTACTGGTTGAAGTGAGGGTATAATTGGTCGCCACGCAACGGCGAGAGCAACTTATTGCGTATCTTGCTCGGTTTGCCCGCGCTGTCTAACTCAAAGTACCACAGCTCTGCACATTCACGTTCTCTGCCCAAGGTGCGTGCTAATTTGCGGTCGAAGTATGCTATCTTATTGTCGTTGAATACATCCATAACCGCGTCAAACAACTTGCTTTGTTGTTCGTTGCAATCGTTTTTTGCTGAGTATATCACCTCATTGCTGAACAAGAAACCGACCGAGCGGTCAAGGAGTACTTGCTGTGCAGGAATGCACGTGCGGCAGCGGTCTACATACTTGGTCTTATAGATTGGCAACCCTGTCAGAGAATCCGTGTTCCCAGTCTTGATTTTGATTTTCTTCTTCTTACGCAACTGGGGGTCCATGACTTTATGCTGATAGGGGTTGTACTCGCGCTCTGTTTGCTCTAACGAGGGCACGAAAGTCCTCTTTTGTGACGTTAGTAGTGTAACAATAGTGCTAACGTCTTTACTTTGCATGATTTCTTCGATTGTTTTCATTTCGTCTGTGTTATAAAATGTCTGCGATTTCTTCTGCTGATAATGCTCGGCTGTTGTTGCCGAGAACTTTTTCAAGGATGACGTAACGTATGCCGTCTATCGCATGATTAAACTCATCGATGGGCTCGTTGAGCCACTTGCCTTCTTTATTTTGACGATAGGTGTAGTTTTTGAATTCCTTGATTACGTTGGTGCTTTGTTTGGTGATAAAGAAGCGGTATTCCAGCATCTTGGTGATGCCTGCATTGATAGAGCCGCCGAATTTACTTACAGGGCGGATGTCAATTCCCGCGTTGTAGATCTCTTCAATCAATCGCGGCTCGGCTGACTCCGAAATCGTTTCCACCTTACATCGCGCCTTTAGGTCCGCTTGTTTCAGCACCTCGATAATATCCTTAGTTAGCATGTGCGTAGCGTAGCACACTTCCTCGATGTAAATCTCGTTGCCGTTGATATATACCTCTTCTATTGCAGTTGGGTCATGCGAATAGCCGTAGTCAACTCCACGATAGTGATGTTTCTTCACCCAGCGTGGCACCTTGTCGATAATTGTTACGTTTTCAAAGATAAGCCCCTCGATTATTGCTTGCAGGCCAAGGCCATAGATGCGCCATAAGCTTTGATTCTTATGCCGTAACGACTCAATCTCGTCAATGACTTTTTGCTCTAAGAAAGGGTTGTCCTTGTAGGTTGTGATGAAGTGGTATGTTTTCGGCTCTTGGTTCAGCGTGCATATCCAGTGCTCATCGGTGAAAGACGGGTTATAGTCAATCAACGAGAATTTCGTAGTACGCATTTGTAGCTGTTGCCACTCAATGTATTTCAGCTCATTGCCCTCGTTGACGTAGAGTATCTGGCGCTTGCGGCCGCGCAACTTTTGCTCGTTGTCGCAGGAGAAAAACTCCACGAACGAGCCGTTTTGAAATTCAAATGTCAACTCGGAATTATTCGCCTTAACCTTTGCACCTGTCTTGTTGAGGACTTCTTTAAAGTCGCGTAGCACTGAGCCTTTTAGTGCAGGCAACGTGGCTCGCACGATAGATACAGTTGTGTTCGGGTGGTGCAAGCAATGCACGATCAGCCAAATGACCGTGTTATAGGTCTTTGAGGAACGTGCGGCTCCTTGCTCCGATACTGTTGTATAGCCAGCATCGTATGCTTTTTGAATCTCGGTATACACCCGCGTTGTCTGTATCTTTGACATTAAGCGCTACTCCTCTTCCTCTTTATCTACTTGTTCTCGCTTATCAATAACTTCAACAACTAACGGCTCAACTTTAAGGTCCTTGCCATTAGTCGTTATATCGGTGCGGTTCATGCTAATCGCGTCACGCTCTTCTTGCGTTGCAAGCATACGATACACCGCAAGTAATGCTGTCGGGTTGTCGCTTTTGAACAGCTTTTGACGGATTGTTACCTTGGTCTTAATCGTCCCTATTCGGAGCGCGTCTTTGATCTCGTCTAAATCATCCGAGTGCACCGGGAAATGATTGTAGAACGTTTCTTTCGAGCAGGGCAGAACGTCAACAAGCTCCTGAATAGATGTAATACCCACCTTGCTTGCCATTTCAATAGCCTGCTTTTTCAACTTCTTTGTATTGAATGCCATTAAAATTTGTTTTAAGTAGCGAAAGAGCGCGTCTAACAGCCTCTTTTTTAGCAGATGACATCGAGTTAATCGCGACTATTCGCTTTGTTATACATTAGTTTTTTGATATTCTGGGTAGCAGTGTGCTTCACTTGGCGGACATTCCATTATCTCGTATGACGCGCCACAGTTAAGGCAGTGCGCGAAATACACTACTGAATCATCGTTCTCATCCGCGCCGTAGGCCTCGGATGCCATGGCGTCACTATCAAAGCACATTTCGCCACCGCACAACAAACAAAATTTCTTATATTCTTCCATAATCTATCTGAGTTAAAAATTCTTGCCTGCAAACCGCATCGTCACGGAAACAACCCGTCATACAACTTGCTGTCATCGTTCCATCTTTTCGAGCTCCTCGCATTGTTTTACATAGGTGCGTTCCTCGCATAATCAGCGCCATGCCTAGTGGAGGGTTCTCTTCTCCGAGGGCCTTTGAAAGCATCGCAATTACGTCATTTACCAACCGCTCTTGCACTTGCAATCGTGCTGCACAATAATCAACAACTCGACCTATCTTAGAAAGACCAAGAATCTTGCCATTAGGGTGGGGAATATAGGCAAACCAATACTCGCCGAAGAATGGCATCATGTGGTGTTCACACATTGAGTAGTACTTGCCGCTATCTATTACCATTTGGTCGGTATGCATATCATTGTTGAATACAGTAATAATCGGCGCTGCTTCTAGCTTGTAACCGCGAAATATCTCGCCATACATCTTTACGATGCGGTGCGGCGTGTCTAACAAACCTTCGCGGTTGGGGTTTTCGCCAATGTATTCAAAGATGCGCTTAATGTTATCCTCTATAGTAGAGCCATGCTCATCGGGGAACTCGATCCATGTTTCGTTATCAATCGTTTCGCCGATAAAAGTGGGCAATACTGGCGATGTTGTCACTTGGTAAGCTACAGCCGTGCAATAACCCTTGAACCGCTGTAAGGTCGCTCCTGTACAACAGATGTCGTCAACGATTAATGGTTGCTTGCTTTGGTTTAATGCAGTCACTATTGGCAATCCGAGCTCGCGGCCTAACACAATAGCTGGGTAGTAGCCACCGCGAGGTAGCGGGTAAACACTATCAAAGTGCGCACCCTGTGCGTTGCGTATCTTCGCCGCGAGATGCGTTAGCACTTTGTCATAATCTTCATAAGTCAACTCTTTCTTCTTCATCGCACATTCAATATCTTTTGGGTTTGTAACGATATTCTCCATTTAGGGTGCTCGAGGCAGTATTTTACAGTTGCTCGATAGATGCGGCGGTTTTCTTCAGCATCACCAGTATCACAAGGTTGCAAATAATAGTGTTCAGCCTTGATATTGTCGTATCTTGACATATCGTTCTTGCCGGTGTACACTACTTTCAGCTCGTCTGCGCGTAGAGCGTTAATTTCCGCGTTGTCGCAATACTCAAACTTAGGCGAAATCGTAACGAAATCCACATTAAAAGGTAGCCTTCGAGTCCCATTGGTTTCAACGGCTACTTGCTTATGAGATTGGTGCAACAATTCGATGAACGCTTCGTCAATAAACAAGCTTGGCTCACCGCCTGTGATAACAACCAACTGCGCGGGGTACTTGCATACCTTTGCGACAATCTCTTCCTCGCTCATCATCGTGCCGTCCTGATGGTAAGTGTCGCAGAACGGACAATGCAAGTTGCAGCCACTGAAACGCACAAACACGGCAGGAGTGCCGGCATGGTAGCCCTCGCCTTGGATAGAGTAGAAAATTTCGTTTATCTTAAATCTTTTCATAACGCACTTGTCTCGATGTCATCCTTGCAATACATTGCCACGTTGCCATCTGATTCTTGCACAGTAGCTTTATAGCACTCGGGTATCTGGTCAACAATCCACTTGGCGATATTCTCCGCCGTAGGATTGAAGTTGAGTAGCTCGTTAAGGTTGCCGTGGTCAAGCTTGCCGTGAATGGCTTGCTTGATGTGAGTAAAGTCACACACCATGCCGTTGGCGTTAAGTTCGCGAGCGCAGCAATATACCACGATGTGCCAATTGTGGCCATGTAGATTGGTGCACTTGCTTTCGTAGCTAAGCGTTAGGCGGTGTGATGCCGAAATTTCCAATGATTTTGATACGTAATACATATTTTTTGTCGTTTTTTATTGTTGTTTGAAAAATTCTTCATAATTTTGCCTCATCATCGTAAGATGTGGGAGAGTTATGAGCCTGATGGGC